GGAAGATTATGCAACCATGCACTACGTATTTTTTTGGATCGGTTGCGATTAGGAATACTAGGATCCAGGACATTTGCATTTTGATGCTGAAGAACATTTGCAAGAAGTTTATCAGTATTCACTTCATACAGATTTGTGGTGTTCAACTCATAGTCATCATCATTTACTATTTCTTTCTTTGACCGTTTGAGGCCTTTCACTTTATTCGCCCCTTCCATTCTATTTAGATCTTCCAGTTTGTGGATTCCCAGATTCGGTTATTCTCATCCGAATCGGCGATCCATGAACTGCCCTTGTGAATCACATGAATATACTGCAGTTCACTCCGAATGTCATAGGTATATCCAGCCTTGACAAAGAGACGCGCCATATAAATAGCATCAGTTGCCAGGATATCCTCATTCTTTACTTCGGCGGGTAGAACTGAAAGAACGGAACGAGGTACGACCCAGTTTCCGTCATTCAGCATATAGTTCCACTGAGGAAGATTGAAGATATCGTTCCAGTTCGCCACAGTGAGTTTTGTACCTGCAAAGGCTCCAATCGGATTCGTCGGAGGGCTCCTATCCTCATTTACAAAGAGTCCATTTCCACACGCATAAAAGATCTTTAGGTTGGCACCCTCGGTCTTCCAAACGGCTTCTAAACTGTTGAAAAAGTTGGCATCAAAAAAGTTGTCACTGTCAAAGACACCAACCCATTCCGTCGGAGCGAGTTCAATGCACTGGCGCTTATTATGATAGATCCCGAGACGACGCTCATTTTGCTTGAGAATCAGTTTAGGATTGGTCGCCCACTCGGAGGCACGAATCGCAGCAATGTCTTCACCGGTTTCATCGCAAATGAGAACATTCTTCACGAACGGATGATTCAGATACGTAGGCAACGACTTTGAGAGAAACTTATCCCAGCGGCGCATCGTCGGAATCGCAACTGTGAGCTCCATTTTAGAGACTTTGTGCCGCCGTTTTAGACCTTTGTTTCTAGTAGAATGAGTATTCTTCCTACAGCCTCCGTGGGCCCAGGAGTTCTCGGGCCCTCCTATGATTTTTCTGAAAGTGTTCCTCTTCCTGGAAACATTAACGTACATCGCGGAGACTCATTAGAATCGGTCATCAATGCGGTGAAGGGTGCAGCCTTTTACACTGACGTCATCGGCTTCGGTGAAGCGAGCAGTGATCTGACACGCTCCATGGGCACAAAACCGCGACCTCTCGGTCTGAACTACTTTGTTCGTACGGGTCTCCAGTGCAGTAATGGTGCAGATATGTGGTACTATGTCAATGGGATTCCTACAGGAAACTCTCTCGGAAAGGCCGTGAAGGATGGCTTAGCGAGCACTGGACTTCCTGGCATGAGAGGTCTAGCCCCTGGTATTCTTGAAGATGCCCAGGATGCCTTGAATCCTGCTCCGATTATGAATGCGGTCCTTGGTTCCGGCTATCCGAAATGCAAGAAAGTTACGATGCCTGTAGGTGATTCTGAGGGAAAGATACGGGGCGCCGATGGAACTCTCTGGATTACGGGGCCTATACAAAACGGCACACAGACTCGTTGGGTTCAGGATACGGATGCACGGGGGAACTTGGTGTATTTGTCAAAAGCTGATTTTGATAAAGACGCAAAGATATTCAAGGCAGATGGAACTCCGAAACGTGAAGGATTTAAGGGAGGGAGTTTTCGTGGCTATGGAGGCTCTGGAGCACGGTATTCACCTGATCAGATTCTGGTAGGTAGTCTTGTTGCTTTAGCTATTGTCGTTGTATCCTATACGGCAAAAAGACGGTGATCCTTCGGTTCCTAAGCAAGTGCCTTGTACACATACACCGCCGACAGCGCGCCCAAAATCTGGACAACCGTGTTCGCCATCAGTTCCACGGAAGAGATACTTCCATTCAAGAACATCGCCGCCGAGACGGCCGGATTCACGTGACCTCCGCTCAGCCCTCCGATCAGAAAAACGATCAAGGCCAGCGTCGCACCAATCACGAGAGCATTGCCCGTTGTGAGGATGCTGATTAACAGGAGAAACGTACCCAGAAACTCAGCAAGTAGAGGAAGATAGTTCATTCTATCTATCGTCCATGAAAAAATTGAGTGCCTTATCCACTGTGAAAACAATCACATTGTCAACTATGGCCCTTCGCCGCATTCAAAAAGAGTTACTTGATTTGAAGAAAGACCCACCTGTAAACTGTAGTGCCGGTCCAAAGGGAGATGATTCCTTTCTCTGGGAAGGCGTTATCTTTGGACCCGATGATAGTCCTTACGCCGGAGGTGTCTTTCGTCTCGGTATACAGTTTCCTCTTGATTATCCCTTCAAGCCTCCGGTCGTAACCTTCACTACGAAAATCTATCATCCGAACATTAATCAGACGGGTGGAATCTGTCTTGATATTCTTAAAAATCAATGGTCACCCGCTCTCACAATCAGCAAAGTTCTACTAAGCATTACGAGCCTTCTCACCGATGCAAACCCCGCTGATCCACTCATGGCAGACATTGCTGCGATTTATCGCTCGGATCGTGCAGAGTTTAATCGGATTGCTCGAGAGTATACACTGAAATATGCGCAGCCTTAGATAGAAGGTCGGATGGAATCCGTAGCAAAAATACTTTTTTTATGGGGGCTTGTTCTCGTGCTCTATACGCTCACATTGGTGCCGCGTTCACGCGGCTGCTCGGTTCAAGAGGGATTTGTAGGCGAGCTAGCACCGGCCCCTGCAAGTCTGAAAGATCCTCGTGAGCCCTATCACTTACTCAAGGGTGTTCTCCCTGATGCGGCGAAGGATAATCAGTTAAACTTTGGCCTGACTGCCTGCGCCTGCACGGCGTCAGACATTACGTTCAAGCACACTCTGACCGGAAACTATGTGCAGGAGACGAATAACTTCAAGCGCACGTCACCTGAGTCATGCTCGGCGCCGTTTCGTGAACTTGTAAATAACTTCTACCAGCCTTCTAATCCTTGATTGCACAAAGAGGCATAGATCGCTTCTTAACAAGTGATTCAGGTAGAATAAAGGTGCCCGCTCTTGCCTTCGCAACATCTGCCCAGAACTCGTCAAGGCGAGGGAGAATCGATTGAAACCATGCAGTATCTCGTTGTACCGAATGAATCCAATCCTTCTCGAGTACCCAGGGAATCCGTTCAAGTCTTGACCAGCCTTCCTCCGTGATGGGGGTCCACTCCATTTCGTTGAGTGGTCCATAGATGTAGCGCATTTCGGCCGTTGTATCATTCTGAATAAGATAGATCAACCCCTTTTCGTTTGTACCCTTACAGTTCGGTGCGGTCATTGTGGCCGATTCGGAACAGAACTGAAACTCACTGTACTCGCAGATTGGACATCCTGTCACTTCAAGTTGAAGTTGCATCTGATGCCAGTAGTTTGATGGAACACCCTGTCCGATCGTACGAGACGACGGGCACTTGATTTCAATGAGATGACCGAGACGTACAGAGTCCTTGGATGCAGTGATTAGTCCATCAGGAGATGCTGCAAGATTTGGAAGAGTCGGATGCCGAAGCCGTCCGAGTTCAGCAATCTCCGCGCCCCATCGTGCCTCCAGAATCTGCTTGGCAACAGGCTCAAATCGGATTCCCCAGTCAAGAGGCGACATCTCCGCTGTCATACAGGCCTTACGCGGAGCCGGCATATCTGTTCTCGGAGGCTGGGCCTTGGAGAGAACCAGTTGGCCTCGGGTCCGAGGCGTACCAAAGACCTGATAGAACTCACTGGCGGTAAGTGTCGTTGCCATTTCCTTGTACCATTCATCCGTCCGCTGCACCGACTGTGGCAAGGACAAAAGTGAGGCAATCTTTGCCTTGATCACATCATCTTCCTTATACGTTGTCGCGGCTGCGGCGAAGGCCGTGTATCCAATATGAAAACAGTCAAGGACTTCTGTTGTCTTATCAATCTGTTTCGCGGGTATATCACAATCTTCCATCAGACTTGTAAGCTCCTTTTCAACCGCCGACCACCATGCCTCACTCAGGCCTACATGCAAGGGAGGAGGTTGTACTTCTTCCATTGTAGTTAGGAAACTTCCCGTATGAGCAAACATTTGTTCATACAACTCCATGACGAGCGCCTTGAAATTTATATGGGGCCTCGGTCTTAGGCTACCGCGGGGTTCGTCGCAGCGGCGTCAGGTACAGGTTCAGAGGTCGCACTGGCGCCTGGTTTGCGACGGAAGGTCACCGCATTGCGCTTTTCAAGTACCTGAAAGAGTACCTGACCCGTTGCATTTCTATGCATCACGAGTCCCTTGATCTCCTTGATTCGCTCCTCCTCCTGATCATAGACAACGGCATTCTTACTATTCAGAATCTTCTTGTCATGGGCCTTCGTCAACTGTGCCTGAAACGTAATCTTGTCCTGATCCGTGAGTCCGAGACGGAGAGACTCCTCGTCAACGAACTTCTTGATCCGGTTAAGACGTAAACCACGCTCAAGACGATGCCACGGACGCCTGTAGGCATCACCCGCCTCCTGATTCAGAAAGTTCACAAACGTATTCGTGTTCGCATGAAGATTTGCTGCAAAGTTGTTTCCGCTCAGATCTGACGTGCTCTTTTTTTGCGTACGTGATCGGTTTGCGTTCATCCTAGAGTATCTACGCTACTCACTCTTAGACCGGTGCATCTGAATAGAGTCTATGCATTCCTTAAACGGCTCTTCTAGACATTCATTCCAATGATGGGTTGATTCACCTGTAAGAACATAAAATGTTCTCCAACACTCTTGAGTGCCCTTCTGTTGTTCCGTCGTCAACTCCTCAAAGGTGTAGTACTCTTTGACCGCCGTTTGCTGGGTGTCAATCTCGGCATAGACTGTCTGTCCCTGTGTCCAGGTTGTCTTCGTGTGAAACCCGTTTTCGGCCAGCCAGTCCAGCGGTGCATCGGTCTTGCAGATCTGCCGACCCTGTGAGTCCAAGAACAGAACAATCGGCTGTAAGGACCACTGGATCAAACTTTTTGGGGAAGGGCGTATATAAAATGGCACAACAAACATCTACTAGTTAGTAGCAAGGCGTGTTTAGATGGAACCGTATAAACTCACGATTCCTCGCCCCTCTATGAGTCTTCGTTCCCGACGCGAAGTGAATGCACAAGATCAAATCAATAGTCTCCGTGTGGAACAGTGGCAAACAGATGCACCTGCTCTGCAGAATGATCGTTCAGATCCGAGGTCACAGCGGGCATTCATGGACATGAATCCAATCAACACGCGCACCGTTTCAAGAAACTATTTGCAGAATCAGCCGTATGTTGCAGGCATGACTGGGGGTGAAGGTCTCGGTGGCAATCCGTATTTTGATAAGTTTGATGTCACGACCGATCCATTTAACGTGGCACGTGAAGTTCGTGCCGCGGTATATGAAGAGAGAACAGATCGTGGTGTTGAAGAATCAAAGAGGCTGTTGAATCGTGTCTATACTACACGCTGGTTGCCCGAGGACTACGTGGAAAAACATTCATTGGATACACTCAAGGCGTACGAGAGTCTGATGCCACAAATAAATAAGATGGAAACTGTGTATCGCAAGTACGAGCCTAGTCAAAACGGAGTTCAATCTCCATGATGTGTTTCTGCATCTGCTTGGCGGCGATCGGTTCCTTATTTGCGGCTGCGCGGCGACGCGTGGAACTCTTTGAGGATGTTGTGGACGCGGTAGCGACGGTAACGGATGACTCAGTACTTTCCAGAGAAGTCGTTGACGTCGTAGAGGTCGTTGACGTCGCCGTCGTGTTACGGATCTTTGTCTGTTCCTTCATAGCCTTGTTCATATCGGCCTCAATAACCGGTGCATGCAACTTGAGATGTATGAGCACACCCTTTTGAATGGCCCAGCGAAAGAAGTTCAACTTGCCGACCGTTGTCAGAAATGGTTCTTCGTTGGGAACCTGGAACAGAATACGTTCCCGACGGCAGAAGGGATCAAAGAGTTTCTTTGAATAGGCCTTGAGCTGTGACTTGTAGTTTGTGTAGACAAGGAACTCCTGGCCTTCCAGAATATAGGAAGTGTTGTGACGTTTGGAATAGTTTGTGACAAACCAATCAACAAGACGGAGTGAGAGGTCCGACGTGCCCATGAGCATCGGAAGAATCTCCTTGATGTCATCTCTGGTTGCATAGAACTTTTGAAGACTGCTGACAATGAGTTCCTGCTTGCAGTGGATCTTCTTCTTGCGTGTGGGCAAGGGCGGCTCGGCCGCGGCCGCGACAGGCTTTACCGGTGATTCAAGGACAGACTCCATGTTCATCTTCTTTAGTCGCGCTCTTTTGTCTTAGGCCTTAACTGCAAGCCAAGGCCGTCGGCTCGTATGAGTCTAGGTCTTTTTTTCGTGGTTAGTAGATAGATGGCGGAGAGTGTCTTACAACAACCTCCTGTACCGGTCCCGATCGTGGCCGTACAAGGAGGAGGAGGCATGACAGACAGTGTATTGCCACAGCCTGCCGCCGGCGGAGAGGTGCCTATTGTGCCCGTGCAGGGGGGAGGGGGAAATGAACCCTATTTAGAGTTAGTGCCGATTAGAGTAGGCAATTTACCAACTCCAGTTGAAAAACGAATAAAAACACAAAATGTAAGTTCTTATATGAGTACACGAGAAAAACTTTGGGGAGAAGGTAAACTGTATAGATACGAAAAAAAAGCGTTCAAAGTACTTGACAAAGGGTTAAGCGATGCAAAAGGAAAACAACTAGTTAAAGAACTTGGCGAAGATAAAGTTTTTATTTTTTATGTATCTAGTCTTGAAAACCTGGCGAGAATAAAACATTATATTAATACTCAAACAAAACCAGAAGACGATTATATCTTTATACTTATTGATGACACAAAAACACAAACTACTTTTTCAGATGTTGGTAAACAGATCATTGAGTTTATATATGTAAACATGGACAATAAAAGGGAAACAGAACAGCGTGAAATTTATTTCCTTTTTGATCGCCTGCGATTTGACTTTATTAAGACATCACGCGAACATCCAGATACTGCAAAGTTAATCTATTTAGAACCAACATATATAACCATACCTTTTAAAAAGGGAACTGAAGATTGGAAATTTATTATTACTGCGCGCAACGAACCGCCTAGCGGTATTATCGATAAGTATATATTAATCACTTCACATGCAGACTTATCAATTGAAAAACTCCTGATAGGCAAAAATGAGGATAAAGTATATTTGAAGGATATAAATCAAGAAAAATTCAAAAGATTCACAATTTCAGTTGCAGATCCGATTACAAGTTGTATTTATTTAGAGTTTGGCGAACCCCCTATTGCACCTGCTGGATCTGCTGCTGTTGCCACTCCTGCCGCCGCCACACCTATCGCAGCGCCCCCTGTCACCCATGTCGCCTCTGCAGCAGTCGCCACAGTAGTCCCTACACCAGCCCCTACTCCTGCTGTCGCAAAACCCGCAGTCAAGCCTTACCTGATTCAACTCAGACCCGAGGTCACGATTGACATTGGTGGAAATATATTTACAATCCGAAAGGCAACCTCTGAAGTGATGGAAGACTGGAAGAATGGTAAGTTCACTTACTATAGACCTGATGAAGATAAGACCACCGAGGGTGGTGCTATGGATGATACTCTTGTTGGCGGTGTGAAAAAGCCTTTGGATAAACCTAAGACCGATGGCGCGCCTGAGGATAAGAAGCGTGGATTTCTACCTGGTCGCCGCACATTACCTGCACCTCCTGCAGCTCCTGCACCTCCTGCAGCTCCTGCACCTCCTGCCGCTTCTCCTGTAACACCTGCAGCTCCTGCCGCTTC